TTTTCCCACCAAACTTTGGGCAGATAGATTTTAAACAATCCGCAAAAATCGGTTGCATACCCATTACAAAAGGTATTGTAGCTAATTTTTTTTTCAGCATTCGCATCATGCCGCTGGTACCGGGGGGAGTGCTCTACATCCAGATAATCCAGCCCGATTATAAAATTATCCCGGGAAACGGCCAGTACTGGGATATCAGGCTCGCATAATGGCAATCCCTGTAATCCCGGATTGTTCCTGTTTGAATTTTTATGTAAAAAGTAATGGCATTCTGGTATCATGATTTTTCCTCCTGGTTTTCGCTTTGTTTTTCTTTAAATAACTCTTTACAAATTTCGTTATTGTAAACATCTGTCGCATATGCGCCTGCCTGTGCGTTACATGAAAACACACCAATTATCACTGATACAAATGTTCCTTGATTGCACCATTCGCATATTGCGCAATTCGGAATTTGTTTTTCGTCTTTATTCATAAATTTACATCTCCTTATCTAAATAATTTTTTTGACAACAATATTTTATTCCGGCCGTCTTTCAAGTGTTTGCTGCCATTCTTTAACCGACATTCTCATGGCGGTATTATAATCGTCCAAATCATTGTTTGTATTACACCAACAATCATGACATAAATCCACTTCTGGTTTATCTACATATGCCCACAAAGCACCATCTTTGTCCTGTGCCATCCATTTATATTTATCCGGGATGTCATTCCAGAAAGGTTTTGCTGCTATCGGCTGCGACATTGTCGCTTCGGTTTTATCCTGTTTTTTCATAATTCGCTCACACGGTGTTTCCTTGTTTTCGTATGTTTCCTCACCGTTATATTCTGGCCGATTAAAAACAATTATCGACGAATCCTCTTTATCACTTTTAAAAAAATTTAAATGGTCTTCGAACATCTTCACTCCAAAAATTACCCCGGTCACCCGGGGCAACATACTACTATGTATTCACAAACTGCCAACGGCAGCTATTCCAAGAGACGGGATTTGAACCCGCACATTGATATTTAGGCAATTATTAACCTACTATCCCATATTTGTTATTTATGGTATCACAAACGATCTTTGGCAATATCAACTCCTTGTTAGCGTCTACCAATTCCGCTACTCCTGGTAAAAGCTGGGAACACTGACCCAGCGCAGGCCGTCTATTCCGTGCTGCATCCAACGAGAAAAGATTTATTTATAAATCACCATTGCTGAAAAGGTTTCATGATCGCCGTATTTGATATCCACAACCCTTTCCGGTTCTCTTGGATTATCAGACGAATTTAATGTTTCCAGAAAATCATTAATCTGTCTTTCGATAAGACGCAAATCACCTCCGCAAAATAATTTTACCTTCATCTTTTATCTACCTCCATTAAAAATAAAATCCTGTGCAGTCACTCCTGCATCCGCCCAATAATCGCGGAAATTTGTATCTGCCAGCATTTCCCCTGCTATGTGGCCGTAAGCATCTTTTAGATCATTGGCCTGATTGCAATGCTCCTTTAATTCAGGAGCTATGTCATCAAAACCGAACCCCTGTTTGTAGTCATCTATGATCATTCCTAAGGAGTCGGTGCAATTATAATTGCGGGCGGCCTTCAAATGGGTTGCGATTAATCCAATCATAGGCCAATCTTTAAAACCATGCGGGCTTTCCAAGAATTGCTCTATGAGCTGCTCTGCATCGTCAATCGGGGTGTTAACTGACATAACAATCGTTATGCTGTTTTCGTTCTCTGCCGCTGTACAGCCCGGCCGATTCCATTCATGGATTGCCTGGCAGGATAGACACAGCCCTATTTTGTCTACCAGTTTCCCGCAATTTTCACAGATATTTTTCATACAATTCCTTTCGATGCGTTAGCGTTATCCGCCTACACCTGGGATAGTTCCCGGAGGTGCATCCTGTAGGCATAAGCCCGGCCAGGCCGAAACACTGTGCCGGGCGATTGTCTGGGAGGACAATTTAGCTATTATTGTCCTTCCTGTAATTTCCGTTATCGTACCAGATTTTTAATTCTTCGGTCATAATCATGGCACCGCATTTGTCAACCAAAGTTTCAAAATATTTTTGATCCTGAGACCCGCTTCCTGCTGCCATTTCACATAACCATTTTTTAAAATCATTCCAATCAATTTTTACTTCTGGCTCGTTCTCCGGTTCGACCACATAAAGTTGAGAGCAAAGGGCTGTTACGAATTCTTCCATGTTTTCGTAAACTATGATAGGATAATAATCATCCGGTTCTCCAGAGCCCAGGCGGGAGCTGTTTTCATTCCACCAGATTGCTATCATTCCGGCAACCTCTTCCCTGTTAAGCTCTACGTCATCACCCCATGAAGGGAGATGTTCTTCTTTGATTTTAAATAATTTGCCTGGTTCTAATGTTTTTTCGACAAGAGCTTTTATATCCTGGTTTTCGCTTTTAGTTTCATTTGATTTTATTGTCATTCTGTCCTCCCTTAAAATATCACTCTGCATTTACCCGGGGTTGTGACCGGCCACGCCTGCATTACAAGCCCGACCGAAGCCGGGCAAACCCTGGGAGGTTTAGCTATTGCCTTCCAGGGAAAATTATTTAACTTCTATCAATTCCTTCTGGAACATTTTTATTAAAAACTGTCACCATCCATTTACCAATACCACCAGCAAACTCTACTTTGCAACCACCCATTGAATTTCTATAATGATATGCTGCAAGATATGCATCTGTTTCTGTTTCTATAAAAAAATGAAATCCCCAATCCAAAATCCCTATTCCATTTATTTTTATTGTTTGAATTTTACCAGTTTTTGGATTTTTATGTAAAATACTATCACTTATTCTTGCCATATAACCTCCCCAGGTTTAGAGTGTCTATTGTGCTCTGCACTCACTCTCTACATATAATATACTCAATTGGTAGTATTATTGCAATACATTTATAAAAAATACTACTAATTATTTATATTTATTTTTCGGTATTTTACTTTCTTGGCACGCCTTTTGCCCTTTGGGAATCCAACCGGGTTAATGAGTTTCCTTAAAATTCTCAATCCTCGTCTGGTTATGATGTACTTATTACCAAGCAAATATATATCATCATTCTGACCAACTTCCTGGCAATATTTTTGGCATTTAATTTTTAATGTCTGCCGATGCTGATTGAGTTCAGCTGCCGCCATTGTCAAATCGTAAATTTCCATATTTATAATATATCTTAATAGTACGATTATGTCAATTAAAAATATTACCGTTTGACTAAATACATTATATATGGTATATTTTAATCATGGAAAAACTTTATGGAAAATATGAGGCTGCGGAAATCCTTAAATGCAGACCCGAAACAGTTTTAAAAAAACTACAATTATTATATAAAAATTCCGATGGTAACATCCAGTACCTACGCTGCGGTTACGTGCTCAACTCTATCGGATTATCAATGCTCCGGGCTGCCATTAAGCCTGTAGGTAAGCCACGCAAAAATCGTGCCACATATGACATTTTGATGCAATTAAAAAAATAATAATTTTATAATTTGTTTAAAAAAGCTTGTAATATTATTACCGATTGATTATATTATATGTATAGCCTGATTAAAACAGGCAGCCAAGGGAGGGCAAAATGAAAATAACTGATAAAGAAATCGAACTTTTAGCAAAAATCGCAACTCAAATAATCTGTAACGGAATCGAAGCAACTAAACAAAACATCATGGAAACTTTTAATTATTCCGAAAATGATGCGCGGTTATTGATTATCACATCTGGCAAACAATTAGGAATAAATATTTAATTTTTCACCCGGCTCCGGCCGGGTTGTAATTAACCTCCTGGCCGGTGTAGACCAGGGAAGGAATTGAATATGGCAAATTTTGATTATCAGAAGGAACTTGAAAAGTTTAAAGAATTTAAAAAAATTCATCCTTATTGCGAAGGGTTTAAAATGTTACCTGAAAGCATTATACAAAAGTTTATCAATGGGGAACCCAGGGCAACAAAGATCCTGAGAAAACGAATTGACCGAAACAACGACCTAATTTTTGCCCTGTTGAGCCAGGTAACCGGATAATGCACGATTACAAAATCGTCAACAAAGATGAACTGCTTACCAACCGGTCAAAACTAATCGGGTCTGCTGATATTGCAATCCTGGCCGGTTATGGTAAGCGGTTTAATAAAACCCCACACAGCCTATGGCTGGAAAAGACAGGCAGGGCAACAGAGCAAATCAGCAGCGAGGCGTTGTATTGGGGCACCGTGCTTGAGGATAAAATAGCAGCCAGGTACATCGAGGATCATAGACCGGATACAGGATTATTCCGGACAGAATTTGAGCATCCCGATTATTCTTTCGCAATCGCGCACCCCGATTTAATCTGTACAAAATCGGGGGCAGCATGGATAGTCGAAATAAAAACAGCAGGAATCGCCGGGGCTGCCCGAAGAAATGACCCTGATTATGGCTATTCACAGACAGACCGCACAGAAGCCGGAATTCCTGCGAGCGTTTATTGCCAGGTGCAATGGCAGCTATTATGCACAGACCTGCAATCCGCTATAGTTGCCGTGTTAATCAACACCAGCGATTACCGGGAATATGGCATAATTTTCAGGAATGAAAAGCTTATTGAAAAACTCCTGTCCCTGGCCGAGCGTTTTTACTGGCATATCCAGACAGATACAGAACCCACACCTGAAACTTGGCAGGATGTTAAGCGCATTTACCAGAGCGTAACGCCATATCAATGCATGATAGGCGGGGATACGGCAGCTATGGCCTGGTCGCTAAAAGAAAAAAGCGATAAAATTAGCCTGGCAATAAAACGTCTGGAAGAAAAAAAAGATGAATGCAGAAACGCTTTGGCGCTGCTGATTGGTGAGAATGGAGAGTTAATCGACGATAACGGAGAAAAAATCTGTAGTCAGTACCTCGTTAATCGGGAAACTGTGAGCGTGCCCGAATTGAAAAAAAATAACTGGCTGTACAGCCGGGTAAAAAAATACATTAAAAAAAGTCAGTCAAGAATTTTAAGATTCTAAAAGGAGGGTACCATGATCGATAAAGTAAAATCATTGCCTATTTTTATTTCCGGTGCGATATCATTTGATATCAATGCGGCGCGGGTAATGTTTCGCAATGCAGAGGAAATGTTGCTGGCAGAAGGTTTTCAGATTGTCTATAACCCACAAAGAATTGTAGAGGCAGCAGGATTGACAGAGAAAGACCCATACGCAAAATGTTTTGCGATATCCTGCGAATATCTGCATATGTCGAAAATCATTTTTCACCTGCCAGGATGGGAGAAATCTCCAGGTGCCAGAATGGAGAATTGCATTGCAATGCAGCGGTATATGCATCATATGCTATTGCAAGGCGATACCATGAGACTAATTTTAACCACGTGTGGGTTTGACGATTATCTTAAAACAATAAATTATTATGGAGGCAATTATGAGCGAAGACAAAGCGCTAACGGTATTCAAGAATACCCTAACAACACACTTTCCCCGGTTTTGGGGAACCAGAGCAAACTATTTAACCGGTTCGCCTGAAAAATACCTTGAACGGACAATGATCGAGGTAGGACAAAACAAGGGCATGAGCGAGGTACTGGCAACCCAGGAGGGACGCATATCATTATTGATATGTATTGAAAACGCTATGCGCCTGGGGCTACAGCCCGGTGGGGTACGCAAGCATTTTTACATAGTGCCGTTTAAGTCAAAAAATGCCGATGGCAGCTACTCAAAAAAGGCTGTTTTCATCCCCACAATGGACGGCCTATTGTCGATTGTTCTTACTCCACCGCCTGTAATAAGAGATATAAACGTACAGGCATATTATGAGGGCGAAACAATCCGAATAGACATGGCAAGCGGGAAAGTTGAACATCCGGTAACAGCCGAACAGGTATTCAGCCGGTCTCCTGATAAAATCAAAGGATTTTACGCTGTGGTCACAAAGTTGAACGGGATGACAGAGGTCACTCCTATGGGTATCAAAGAAATTTACGATATCCGCGATAAGGTGAATGCCAAGAATAAAGGGGAGTCAACTTTTTGGCGTGATTATTTCGTCGAAATGGCAACTAAGACAGTCTTTAAACGCGCGCTAAAAAAATACCTGGGACTAAAAGAGGGGCTGGCAATGGCGGTAGACTATGACGACCGAATAACAGGGTCAGATCAAGATTATGATGATATGCCGATTGATGAACAGATTATTACCGGGATTGACGAATCCGAGCAGGAATTAAAGAAGGTGCAGGAACTTAAAAAAACGGATGACGCTGCGCAAATGGAGATATTTTAATGGGGAATAAGCACGAAGAGATAATCGACCAGACAAAAAAATATCTCCATAAAATAGGCGGCCGTGCCTGGCAAACATACCCAGGGATTGCCTGGAAGGGACAGGCGCGGCGTAACGGATCGACCGTTATACTGAATAACGCGGTTGCATTTGAAGCGCACACAGAAGGGGAGCCAGACCTCCATGCGTATATTCCAAAAACAATAACTCAGGAAATGGTGGGGAAAACAGTTTTATTATTTGCAAAAATTGAAGTGAAAACCGAAAAACAAATGTTAACTCATGAACAGCGGATACGTCTGGAATATATAACAGCTAACGGAGGGTATGGTTTAATGATAAGGCCAGAGGAAGGAATAAACAATATTTATCTAATATCAAAAGATGATGCTGGCGAGATTGATGGGGATATTAATGTTATAGGGGCAATATAAAATGGATGATCAGATTAAAATGAATCTCATAATAAAACTAATAGAGGAAATGGGCGGTACTGATACTTTAAGCGAAGTCACTGAAAAACAAATGATCCCGCTAATCGATTTGGAAAAAATTGTAATCAAAACAGCAGGCGAGGATTACAATAGATCGAGAAGTCTTGCAGAATGTCTCGCGGCTGCCAGCGTTCTTAAAGGATTGCCAAAAGAATCTCTGTATATCATGGCATGCACGCGTTATTTTGAGGCTGTTTTAGATCGGGCAGCAGCAGATATTGAAAAGGAAAGGCTGGAAAAAATATGGGAATCAATGAGCCATTAAATGAGATTACTGCCGATATCAAAAATTGTATCAGTTATACAAAACAGGTATTGAGCGAAATTGCCAAAATGAAAAAAAGGAACAATGAGAAACGCCTTAAGAAATTACCAAATAGAATTCGTTAGCGCGATAAGGCAAAAACTAAACGACGGTTTTAATTCAGTCTGCTGTGTTGCTCCCACCGGTTCAGGAAAGACCGTCGTTTTTTGCCATATAGCAGCAAATGCGATTGAGAAGGGCAAAAGCGTACTGATACTCACCCATCGCCAAGAAATCCTGGAGCAGACTATCTCGAAATTGTTTGCTTTCGGGATCACCCCCGGGCAGATAATATCAGGCCGAACTATGACTAAAAATCCTGTGCAGGTGGGAATGATATCGACATTGGTTAACCGCCTTGGCTCTATTCCGGATTTCGATTTAATCATAATAGACGAAGCGCACCACATGCCAGCCAAAACCTGGATGACAGTTAATGACCATTTTCGGCATAACAAAAAACTACACTTTACAGCCACCCCCGAACGCCTGGACGGGCAGGGAATGTCCGGGATTTGTGATAGTATGGTATTATGCCGAGACATATTATGGCTTGTCTGCAATGGCTATCTGGTTGTACCTGTGATTAAGCCGCCTCCTCATAAATACTTTTTAGACTATCATATGACGCGCGGCGACTACGATGTCACAGAGCAAGAGGCTTATATGAGTAACAGGCTGATAATCGGTGACGTGATAGACCATTACCGGCAATATCTTGACCGTAAACCCGCGATCTGCTTTGTGCCCACTATTAAATATGGTCTCAAACTGGAGCAGGATCTGCGTAATGCCAGGATTGGGGCAAAGCTCGTACAGGGTGGACAAAAATACATGGCAGAGCGTAAGGCGGCTATTAAAGGGCTTACGAACGGAAACACAGAAATTCTTTTAAGCCGGGATGTGGTCGCAGAAGGGGTGGATGTTCCTTCGGTCTCCGGGATACTAATGTTACGCAAAACAGCATCACTGACAATCGACCTACAGCAGGCTGGCCGGGGGCTGCGTTTGCCTCCAATAAATGAACAGGCTATGCTGACAAAAGAATCCCGCCTGAAGGCGATAAGACAAAGCGAAAAACCTTGCTGCTACATCCTGGATTTCGTAGGCAATTATTATCAACATGGGCACATATTGGAGCCGAGAGACTGGAGCCTGCAGGGGCATAAACGGAATCCGAAACAAAAGGCAGATTTTATCGAATGTCCACGGTGCAGAGCGCCCTGGCCGCGCTCAATCCGCGTCTGTCTGGATTGTGGATATGAGTTCAGCAAAAAGGAGCGCGCGCGTAGATCTGCCAAATTCGAACACATCCAGGATAGCCTGGTCGATGCGCTGCCAGGAGTTGATTCGCACGACCTGGAGAGGCTGGCTGAAATCATGAGCAAACCTCGAAAACAATCGTTTGACGACCTGCATAGCCAAATAATAACAGAGGCGGGGGAGATTAAAACTAAAATTGATCTGCTTAAAAAAACAGCCTATGACCAGGGGCTGCTCAATTGGGCATGGGAAGAGTCAAAGAAGCTCCACAATAAATAAATGCCAGGTTGCCGCGGGGAGAGTGGCAGAGCCTGGCTGTGGAGTAAATGTATGAGATCAAAGCGCTGCTTTCAGATCATCAACTTCTTTTTTTCTGCGTTTGAATTCCAGAATGTCAGGATGATTGCTGCTGCCTTCTGCAATCATTATCGCAGTTAATTCCTGCATTTTGTCATTGCCATAATCCCGTTTGAAACGCTTATCTACAACAGCAAACAATTTCTTTTTAATATTCTCCGGCACTGGTTTTTTTTCAATAACGCCATTATCAAAGAGAATAAATTGCGGCAGCCCGTCTTCATCGAAAAAACCACCAATTACATTCATTTCCGGCGTAGGCTCTGCGTTTTTTGCGAAAACCTCTTTTTCAGGGAACGTGGCCGTATTAAACTGTTGATAACCGGTGATTCGGTCAAAGGCGTCATAGGTTGAAGTTGTAAAATATTCATAAACTATCATAAAAAACTCCTTAATAGTAAAATCCCAATAGATTTAAATATAAACCACCATTCGCTGATGATATCCAATAATCAATAACCCCTGAATTACTACATAAAACTGTTTTTTGTGTCGTATTAGCAACATACACTCCTGCCGGCAAATTAGTCCTTTCGGCTGAGGCGAGACGAACCTTCGCATCTGTTGTTTCTGTCGATCCATTTTGCCTTGCGTATGCAAGAACATAATCGGCTATTGCGTTTCCGTTAAAAACAATAGCAACTAATAAAACAAGTGCTTTAACGCCTTTAGGCACATATGCTGAAAAATCGACTGTTGTCGGTGTTGTGGCCGCTCCACCGTTTAAAACCCATGTAGACGGCCTATTAGCTTCAGGTATCATATGCAAAAGGCCGGTCGGCGGGTATGTCTGCTGGTCGTCGAAGATGATTCTGCCATTTGTATTGGTTCGGAAAATTAAATCAGCCGCGGAATAGGTTGTCGTCCACGGAATGTTGTGATTATAATGCTGTATCCACAAATCAGGATTTATGTATTGATTTACAGCAATGCATAATTCATCCAAATATGAAGTGATAAAGGTGGACGATCCATAATGATTATATGTATTCGCGACTAATTCAAAAGTACCGGTACCCCACGTCCCCCCTATTGCCCCGGAATCAAATTTGTTGTCGTCATATGTATAATACAAAATATCAGAACTCGCTTTGTACGAAATAGAAAAATAATGCCATACATTGAGCGTCGGTTCTATTTCTGTATCAAAATAAGAATATGAACCGCCATTTTTTCTTACAGCTACTCGCATTCCCGTCACTATGCAAGATACAACTATCTGATTATTATTTGATGCATCGACAAAATAAAACAAAGTTCCTGAAGTAGTCATTTCTGTTAAATAAAACCAAACGCCACATGATTGATCATTGCCAATCGTCCCCCCTGTTGCCTTTCTTAAATACCCAGGGTATGTGCTACCCGATGCGAATAAGCTTTTGCTACCGAATTTATAATAAGAGGCGCTTAATGCAACTTCCGATTTTGTTGTCCATGTATCAGATCCATATTGGTTCGTATAATCACTGTCAAAATTAAAAACTTCAAAATTCCAATTTGGGAAGAACTCCTCGCTTGCAGGAATTGCTTCGGGATGATATAACCCCCTGGCTCCTATCAAGCTTGTTAATAGCCCCAATACAATTCCCTTAACTGTAGACCATGCACCGCCAGTATATTGTTCTGCCACTCTGATTACTTCGTCATCGATTCGCGTTCTCAAATCCCCTTCTGCCGGAGAATCATTGTCCCCCGCGTTCCCCACAATCACGCTATCCGTAGCCCTTAACAATAAAGTATTTATCTCGCTGGCTACAATTTTATTCGCATAAATACTGTCCTCTGCAATATCCCCGGTATCAATAACAGACGTTGCCACAGTGACGGCAGTTGACCAGGTGCTATACTGCGGCTCTTTTGTTACTCGCCTAACATGATAGTATAGCGTTAACGATGTGGGAGCCGTAGGAGTTCCCCCATGCGGTACCGGGTGCGTTAGCCATTCGGTAGGCCATTCCGTGGATTCGTCAATCGTGTCCTTCCAGTCCGTTAAATCAAACCCCAGGCTGTACCAGTCTGACAGATCGTCACTGACCTGCACTTCGTAACGGTCAAAATTAGTCAAATCAAGCTGCTTATCCCATTGCAGGTGAGTGCCTTTAAAAACCCCCTGGTATTTACTGATTACCGGGGTTGTAGGCGTAGTGGTGCCGCCTCCTGCATCAAATCCTTCAATTGCTTCCGTATGTGTGACGTAGGTTGTGGAGTCGGGTAATAGATTTCCTACGCTGCCAGGGTTAACCGGTGTTGGCTGATTCCGGATAACAGTGGTGGTCACATCCCCGGCTACATACGCCTCGATCGGTACGCATCTATAGGTATACTCTTCCAAAAAAGCGTTTGTATGTATTTCCTGGATAACGCAGCGAATTGTAAAATTCAGATTGTACTGCTCTTTGACATCGACAAAAGCGCCAATATCAAACAAGTCTTTACTCCTGGCGGTGATTATCTTATTTCCATACCTGTAAAAATTGCTTAACCCGGTAGCAAGTATAATCGCATCTGCCTCTGTTGTTATGTACTGGCATTCGTATTCACTTACCTTTTCCGTATTCTCAACAATTTCGCGGATAGTTATGTTTATGTCGCCTTTAACAATCGCATTTCCTGTAATATCAAACAGATTTATATCATACGTGGAGGCGCCTGTATTTCTGTAGCTCACTTTCGCACGCCTATACAGGTTTGTGAATTCCTGCTGCTGTATATAGGCGCTTGCCGCGATTGTCACCGTGGGACTGGTTACCGTAATTATCTCTTTATCCGCGATACTATATTCCAGATAACTGCTGATTGTGTCTGAATCCGCCGGCCAGTATTCGCCTGCCAGTATAGGGATGTTAGCTTTAAAAGTGCTATCACCTCCGGTTGTTTCCGAAAAAACAAGCGCGCCTGATATTGTTTCATGAGTGTAATATTTTAGCCTAACAGCCTCATAGTTCCTATCGTTTAAATCTATGTTGATGTTTTTTAAAATATTATTGCCATCGTCTGATGATTGTAATGCGTCTGTTGTGCTGGTATCTACCGGGAATAAATTATAAACATCTATATCGCCGTTTGGCTTCTGATAATAAACATACCCAAACTCAAAAAGCAATTTGCTGATTACCTGTTCGTATGTCTGCTCGTTTTCAATCGTCACCAAATAATCGATTGTTTTGTTTATGTCACTCGCGGCTGTATCATCAATATCCCATCCGGCCTGAACAATAAGCGAATGAAACAAAGAATTGGCTTTGCTTGCCTGCGCAACTTTGTAACCAGCAAACTGTTGTGTTGTGGTAATCTTTTTCTTAAGCAGGATTGTGTTATCCGTGCATTCTACTTTAGCGGGCTCTGCCAATGTCGCTATATTAAATGTAAAACTGTTTTTCCTGACTCTCCCCACAAACCAAAAATCGTCATCCTGTTTTATCTCAATAAGGATATCGTCTTCACTCTCTAAAACGGAATTAAACACACTCGGCCTGCGGATCATTACGAATTCGCAGGTATTCATGACCGGCTTTAAATCTGCTGAAAACATTCTCTCTGATTTTTTTAATGAATCCATTAGCACATTACTGCTAATATCAATTTGTCCATTTCCATCCTGGAAATCTATTTTTATCGTGTAACTCATGCTATTATCTCTTCACCTAACCTCATTCTTTTTACTATGTAATTTGCTAACCCGTCCAGGGTTTCGTTTGATTCACCCATTATCAATGGGTTGTAAATGTTTAATGTTATATTATATGTACTGCCTCCTGTAATTTGACCACCTGCCCCACCTCCACCCTCACCGCCGGTTTCAATCGCGGCCTGGCCTGCGGCGTTAAGCTGTGTCATGCTGATTTGCGTTAACATATTGTCACCGACTCGTGGCACTGGCACTTTTGCCAGCCCTGCCCCGAACCAGTTTGCGATTTCTATAATGACATTCATTATAGAAGTTATCACAATCGCTATAATGTTAACTATTCCTATGATTGTATTTGCCAGAGGAACTATTGCCCAATTATAAAGCAATAAGAATCCTTCGGCTAACACTTTGATTATCGGAGCCAATAAATTAAAAATAGGAATCAATATTGCCCCGAGTGTTTGACCCAATATGACTATTATACCAACTAATGGCTGTAAGGCGCTATTTATAGCACCCCTGGCAAAATCAGCCGCGTATTTTAATACGGAGGTTAATGGACTAAGTACAATCGAGAACGCCTCAACACTGTTTATTGCGGATATTATCGCGTCATTAAATTGATCTGTGCTCGGCGCAAACCCTGCGAATAAATCTTCAAGGAATTTGTTATCCTCTTTTTTTGGTTCGGGGGCAGCCGTCTGCGGAAACTGCCTGGCGAAAAGATCGATAGCATCCGCTGTGGTCTCTATCTGCTCATAGATAGTTTTTAACACTTCAATAGCTGGGGCGGCAACATCTGTTTCCGCGGCCTCCATTAGCTCATTCTTTTCTGATGTCGCCCCTCCGTCGCTCTCTCCCTGTTTGTTCATTATTTTTGCAATACTGGTTTTCGCGTTATCGATTTCTTTTTTGAACAATCCCACAAGTGACGTGCTGGCAATACCGAGTTCTTTGACATATCCATTAAATGTAGAGATAAACTTCCCGGAAACCTCGGCCACAGATTCTCCCAATGCAACACTGGCCTGGTCTACGCTCTGTTTTAAGGCTATATATTTTTTATCCTTCTGGATATCGGGAACATCAATGGGGATTCCTAATATTTTTTGTTCAGATAGCCATTTTGAGAAACCTTCCCCTATTGCCATCATGAGATTGCCGACTATGATTGTGAGTAACGCACCGCCTGATTTAAATAGGTTTGTCAGCATTACCGGGATCATTTCTATCGATGCTCTGAATGAGGCTAACAACAAATTGCCTAAAATCTTAAAAGCTTCTGCAAATGTGGCGGGTTCAAAAGCTTTTCTCATGATTGCCTGAACAGCTGTAAAAACAATAGAGAATAATTCCGGGATATTTTCGATTGCGTTTCTTATCTGTAGCCGGTTCTCTACAAAGAACTTATTGATTGCATCAATCGCTGGCTTTGCAAACTCTGCCAGCTGTTCTCCAAACAGTTCTTTTATATCGCCAATATTTTCTTTTAATTTGTTGAGCGAGCCGGTGAATGTGTTCCCCATTGAGATAGCAACACCCCCGAATTTGCTTTCCAATTCCGCGAGTATAACTTTTTGAGCACTGGCAACATCATTAACAGCCATGAATTGCGCAATCATTTTTTCTGTCTGGTCAGATAACTGGATATTCGCCCTGCGCAATGCTCCGGCTGCCGTCGTAGGATCATTAAGCGCCCGCCCCACCTGGGACGCTGCTCCCTCCAGTGAGCCGAAAACTTGCTTCATGTTTAGCGCCGTCATTGTGACGTGCGGGAAAATATCTCGGCCTATATTTGTAAATGGCAATAACAATGCATTGGCTCCTGTGATTGCATCTGCGGAAATCCCTGTTAAATCCTGGAGTCCCTGTGCGAATCCTTCCAGCTCTTGTGTAGATGAATTGATGACGTTTCCGGTAGATTTCAAAATAGCAGAAAGTTTTGTACTTTGATCTAAAGCGCCCGAATATTCATTAACGCAATCCACGATCCCGTCTTTGAGAAACCCCCAGGCTTTAGTTACTGTGTCCATTATCGCTTTAACATCTACAAAAGATTTAACCAGGCTGTCGGCGCCACGCACCGCGCTATCAGTACCGGCCTTCGTCCTGTCTTCGGATGTTATAACGTATTTAACCTCTGCCATCTTATGGCCTCTTTACTCCTATGTTCAATTCCTTAATTCTTTTAGTTATCGCCTCTACCAGGATTCCCTGGATAAACTCCACGAATTCCATTGTTGCGAAGGGCTGATCCATTAACCCGCCTTCTGCCGGCAGCGTTATCATATTGCCATTTTCCCTGTCCAGGATATTCATAGCATACCGGATGTAAACAATCCATTTATCATAATATTCTTTCAGATCCGATACCACCCACCCCCCGTCGAGATAGTTTATAGCGACTTGTCTGATTTCGACTCGGTCGCTTTCCGAAAAGGGGAGTTTGACATATTTTTCAATACGTGGGTGTATAATGTTATGCTGCTTTTGAGCAAATCTATAACAACCGGCGTATCTGCCTGCTCTCCTGATTCGTTGTAAAAATTATGATTAGTTATCTTTTCTGGAAAAATCTTTTCGATGAAATCCAGCGTTGCCTGGTCATCCCCCTGCAGGCGTTTTAAATCCATAACCTCATCCCGGCTTAATTCGCTCATTTCGACCCAGACGTTAGCCTTCTCCTCTCCGAAGAATTCCCCGATTTCTATCCTGTTTTTAAACATTCCCTTACGCGCTTTGTTTATGTCCACAATTTACTCCTTTCCGTAGGGGAGGCCGATATAATCAAGCACCTCTCCTAATTTTAATTTGTTTACGCAATACTCCCACAAATTTCTATGAGTTTTTTTAAGCATTTCGAATCTATTAACTTTTTGCATATGTAACCCAAACATGCAGAAAATACAACCCGTTCTCTCGATACCTGTATCATAAATGCTGCAATATTTTATATTTTTTGATCTGATATATTGCCAAATGTCCTCATTAGTCCAAAATGCAATAGGCCAGGAAACAGGTGGTGATTTCCCGAACGCATTGCAACCATGTTTTTGATATTCAATGCTCCGTCCATTAGAATCTTTTGACATTATTCCGATAATTCCATGTCTTCCTGTTTCTTTTTCGTAGATTCGCAATGGGCTTTTTTTAAGATACTTACAGCATTTGTCGCTGATTTTAAATGGTGCACTTATCAAAAATTTCCATTTTTCGCTGATTTTAAAACGTTTATATTTTTCCGTTCCCTCCCATCGTATTTTTTTTAACGCCTCACTTTTTGTGTTTCGATACTGCTCGATATAAGATGCCTGTTCTTTGCTGATTATTGGATAGCCATATTTATCAATAATTTCCTTAAAAGTATATTTTGGTTTAATCCATATAACATTGTCAATTGTTTTAACAAATTCTTTTATTTCAGGATATTCCAGGCCTGTATCAACAAACACGGCAGGAATATGCGGGTAAATTTCGCGCACAAGATCAAGTAAAACAGTCGAATCCTTTCCGCCGGAAAACGAAATATATACATCGCCATTATAATGTTCATACCAATCTCTTATCCGCTGTTGTGACAAAATTATTTTCGCATCGAGTGGCAATCCTTGTCTTATTCTTACAGTATCGGGGGTTATTTTTGCAGTAAATTTCCTTTGCATAAAATCTCTTTAATAATCCGTAGCCCTGGCATTGCCAAGCGTAATCGTACAAGCTTTTGTGCTGCTGCCCTCACTTCCTCTAATCATTAGTTTCATCTTAATCCTATCCGGGCTTGTTAGGTTAGCAGCCGGATCTTCTGTTATGTATCCTAATGGGATACTGATTATCAGGTAATTATAATATCCGGTTTCAATCGCCGTTTCCGTTTGGAAATACACCCGCAAATTAACCGTATTACCCGCTTTAAAATAGCTTTCCCTGATTGCTTCGGTATCAGTGTCATAAAACACCTCCACCTCTGCCGTGACCTTCAATTCCCGCGGTTCAATTTCCGCCATTAACCCGCTGCCGTCCCATACATATAGATCATCTTCGATGCTATTATCCCATGTGAATTTAAAATCCGTTACATTCGCATAGACGTAACCGTTAACCCTGACCTCGCCGCCTTTCATTTTAAATGGTTTTGCGGTAGACAGCGAAAGCGCGGCCAGGGCGCCGGTCGCCTCCTGCCTGCCAATCGCTGATATTGTTGCGCGTAAATAATCGTTTATCGCGGCGTCAAGTTTTAGCTGATTAACCTTACAGCTCGTATATTTTTTGACTGCAACCACCCTGTCAACCATCGCTGTGAAATGGGGAAGGCTGGCTGTGCTGGATACTGGCAATGGGGTAAATACATGGGTATAAGCGCTTGTGGCTGCCGCTGCCGCTCCATAGCCGGCGGTTATAACCTCAAAGGTGCACCCGGAATCATAGTCAACAGGATCAACACACGCGCCCGCTGTGGCTGCTGTCATGGTCACCACTGACCCGGTTACTGTTGCGCTAAATGTAGCGAGTGCATGGATTGCCGATGACACAACACTTGCTGCCTGTGCAGATGTTGTCGCTGTGGGGCAGGCGAATGCCACCGATGTGTAACCGGTAATAGATGGGTTGCTGCCGGTACCACCGACGGTGAAATATCCGCAATAATCGACGCTTGGCGAATGAAAAAAGAAATACTCGCCGCCGGACAATCCTGAAGGAATGGTAATTTCTGTTACCTCTGCGACCGCTACCTGCAGGGCTGTTGTCGATTGTACCCCTGCCGTGCAGTATAGGATTTCACCGATGTTATCAGGTTTAACTATGATACTAATATCACCGGTCACTTTTTCGTTCATAACATCCATAGCGCCTACAGCGCGGCGGCCGACCAGGGTGTCCTGCTCTTTTAGATTCAGAATATCTTTTAAGCTCTCCGATTTTAAATCCATTTGCACCGTAGGGGTTACGGATGTTCCCCAAACACTCTCAATTCCGATTTGAAGGCTTCCGCCTTTACCTGTAATTGCTGGCATACCGCCCTCCTTTAAAACTGTATTTCTTTACTAATCTCAATCTGCACATTAATAACGCCGATCCCATTTGATTCAGGGGGGAAATGGCGAATCGCTATGATATTGCAATCCTCAACATTCCCGCCAAGGCTGAAATCATTTGTAATCAAATTCTGCATTGCAGACGCATAATGAAGCATCATTAACCCGTCACGATCTCCGATTGTTTCCGCTATGATCAAATCTATCATAGTTCTATTGTTATACGCTGATAGAGTTAGGCTATCGAAAGGGATATTTTCAGGGAAAATCATCAATGCCGGATAAAGACTAATCGTGTAAGGGTCTTTAAATCCGTTTACCCAGTTTTCAATATTCCGAAGCCCCGCGTCGTATTCCGCCTCGATTGCTGCCAAATAAGTATTATAGTTCGATTGCAAATATGTTTTAATCGCAACCATGTAATCATAATATTTACTGAGCATTGTCCAGCCTCTCAAATTCTGCCTGTAGCGCCGCCTCTATGATCTGGTTTGCAACATTCGTTTTCATTACATCATCAATCGCTGGCTGAATGAATGGGCGGTGTGGCATAATAACTTTTTTCGAGAAAACAAAATCCACTCCGAACTTTAATTTATCTCCACGGCGCCTACCTTTTTCTGTTAATGGGATAAATAGCGCCTTTGCTCTTTTGGGCACAATCGTTCTATCACTTACATTCGGGCTGTCATGCACAATCGCATATTTAATGTTATTACCAACTTCTGCCTTGCCCGCTGCCGGGGAATCAATTCTGTACCACATGCCACGGCGCAATGTTCCTGTCCTCACGTTCAGCGGATGACCGCCGGTCAAATAATCTTTCTGGCTGCGTTTAACAATCTCCAGACAAAGCCGCTCAAGGCAGATTGTGTTTACCCTCGGCATATCAGAGCGCAGCTTGTTAAGCATTTCGATTGCGCTTTTGTCTGTTATTTTAATGTCATATTCCATTGCTACCCCTGGCAATACCTGATATATGGCGCTATGTCAGCGCGTATATCGTCAATAATATCCGCATTGAGATCAAATGTATGGGAGCTGTCAGCTATCGATTGCGATTGCACGCCCTCAAGCCCTCCGTTTGACCGCTTCCAGATTCTTTCAACCACCCGGCATACCGACAATTTCACATCATCCGGCATATCGGATAAAGAATATCCTGCGTTGTATGTTAGTTTAATATTTCTTTTCCCCGTGTAAAAATACAACCCGTCAAGTTCAATTTTACCATCTTCGGGGTATACAATTATATCGTCTGCATCAACTAATTGATCCGCCGTATATTCTCTGTCTGAACTTATGTACAATGTCACACTGGCCGCTCCTGAATTGATAGGGAACACATTCGGATAAAGCGTCTGTGTACCGTGCCCATCATGGTATTCTGTATAATCGCCTAACAAGAAACCACGATTGCAAAACCCACAGACAAGTTTTGACGCCTGATTGACGGCATTCCCTAATATATCATCTACAGAAGTGTTAGATGTTGGTATTCGCAGATGCTTTTTTGCATAATCAAGCGATACCAATGCGACCGTGGTTGCTATGCTCATTTTGTCACCAATTCATGACTAAACATTTTGTTGTCAGGCGCTTTGTAGGTCTTCGTTTCGGTAACCTTACCGCACACAACGCAGACAGCCCCATAACTGCATTTCTTCATTCTTCTGTCTGTTTTGCAGACGACGCAATAACTCTTTATTTCTTCACCAAACATTTTAAACAGAGGCCGAGTTTCCCCGGCCACCCTCCGAATTATTATACATCAATATAACAACCGGTTATACTGTTAATATAGCCTGTTGTAGCCCCTGCGTTTTGGTGCGCAACAATCATGGGAGACCATTTCTCTTTTCCGTAAAAAAGAAATTCGCCTGTGTTCTTGTAATTGGTGCTGGCAGTTGTCAGGTTAACGCTATGATGATTATTATCTGTCCTGACTCCAAGGCACCAGATTTTAGCTCCTGCCGATACTGCCGCGGTGAGCGCGTCGTTAAGAATCGCTGTTTTCGTGCCGCTTGTCCAGGTATTGATTGTTGTGAACTGATATGCTCCTGTTGCAAGCTGGATACACACATGGTCGTTTGCTGCGATTGCTGCCCCGTTCGGTGCCGGGTCTGCGCTCAATACGACCGTACTGACTCCCAATGCCGCAGCGCTTGCGATTGTGGATGTCACGGTGCCAATGTCAATCATGAAGGTTAATTTATCGGCTGCGCTGTTAGACCCTGTGGCGTCATAATGCCCGATAGCAATGCGGGCATCAATCATGGGATCGATGTAATGATAAAAAGTGGTACTGGTCGATCCCGCCTTATACCCTTTTGCAACTACGCTTTTTACATATACGTTCATGGCTGCCTCCTTTTATGCCTTTGTCTTCGCGACGACCGTGGCACCTGGCTGGGTATTGAGGAACGCAGCCCGGGTGGTGCACTGGAAATAAATCAGGTTGTTTGTAACGAAATCCACTGTTGCCGGGAAAACCATGAATCTGAACTGCCTTCTCATGCCGACATGCAGGAACTTCGGATTTACCAGAATCGCAAACTTTGTATTAGGCGCATCGTCTGCAATGTCCGGGAGTTTGCTTGTTTCGTTTATGACCTTCCCCCATGCGCGCGGTTCGGGCATATTGACATAACTACCAATTTTATAATTGCCGTCTGCATCCTTTTTGCCGAGAACGTTAGCCCATATGGAGTTGTCCATAAAATATTCGGCATTCTGCTTTTTCGCCTTCTGCTTATCGCCTGTGAATTTTTTCAACATTTCAAGCATCGCGTCTGAATCGAATCCGGTAAACGATGTGTTGCCGATGTCATAAATAAGCGTGCCCGTGTATAACGCGCCATAGGTTGCGTGTGCAAGTACTTCATAGTCATAGCGCATCCCCCATGCTTCCATGAATAAGGTGGTAAGCAGCCTGCCTATGTCCTGGTTAGTGTCTTCCTGGAACATATCGGCCATCGCCACATAACCGTTAAACATCCTGGTAGTTAATGTTTTCTGCCCGAAAACCACATGCTTTTCTGTGTTAGCTGTTGCCTGGTTTGTATTTTCGGTAAAGGTAAGCTCTGTATCTGTGCTTGGAAAATAAGCAGTTATCCCGCTGACAGGCGCTTCGGATGTTTTGCCCATCATGAGGCTGGCATCCCCGGCAATCCGTATCAGCTCCGTCATATATTCAGGCGGCACAGTGTAAGCCGCATTATGCCCGTTAGCATCCGAATCGTCACCGGTTAATGGGGTGGAGCTGGCGACTTTTTGCCCGGTTTCCCCGGGGGTTTTATCAAGGAACGTTTCCGCCTTGTTCCAATCGAGTGTGTCTCCAGTGCCTTTTGTAATCAGCGGGACTGCCCCCATTTCTGCCAGGTTTTTAGATGCCAGTTTTGAATTGTGGATATTTTTCTGTGTTATTGCACAAAAGAATTTCCCCATGTAATTATGCAACCTTGCATTCCTGGCATCGATGCTATTCCCATCCAGGAACGAACCTTTGTTTATAATAGTGAGTGATTCTTTGATGATCTTTTTCTGTTCGACGACAAGATCATTTGCGATTTTAAGGCTTGCTTCAAGGTCTGTGATTTTCTTTTGATCTTCTTTCGCCTTTGCTTCTAACGCCTCTGTTTTTTTGGTAGTTTCATTAACCGCCGCAATCAGCTGTTCAGGCGTTGATTTTATGTCTAATACTAACATGCTTTCCTCCTGTTATTTTAAATAATCCTTAATGGTCTGTGCGGTATTTATGGCTTTGCTGGTATCGCTGCCATCCGCTTTATTTTTAACATGGCCTTTGTCAAAAATAGACCGCAATTTCGCATCCATTCTTTCGGCAATATCTTTGCCAATATCCCCTGGTAATGTCTCCGGGATTTCCCTGCGTACCGCGTTTGTGTTTGACGGTACGTTTATAATTGAAGCTTCAAACAATTCCCATTCCCGATGTATAAGCCTTTCCGGTCTCTCTCTGTCCTCGACAATTTCGATTCGCCTGGGCATGAACCCAATTGACACGCTGCGCAATATTCTTTGTGCCACTTTATTCTTAATCTTGACAGCGAATTCGTCCAAATCGTCAAACATTATCGATCCTATAATTGCGTCTGATTCATAACGGACATCTTCTGATATCCCTATCGCCGGGATTCGGTAATCGTGCCCCCACAGAATGACAGGATTTTTTTTGAAGTTTTCCAGCTTGGCGCCTGCCGGGTCAACCCGTTCCTGGTCACGGTCGAGGGTGTAGTCTGAAAAAACGAACTCAAACAATTCCTGTTTCTCTTTGTTTGTCTTCTGCTTAATCGTGCCTGTGTTAAAGATAACAATATCGTCATTGACATTCCCGGCTTTGTCAGTGTGGCTTTTAAACCATTCTGTTAGCTGGTTAAATGTTAACGATTTCTCTTCCATTTCCCCCGTCTGATTTTTTAGTAAAACTTTAGTTAGCATTAGTTGCCTCCATTTTTAATCCTCTGGCAGTGTCAAACATCTGCAATTGATAACATCCCCCGCGTCACCGTTCGGATCATGCGGCCTGGTCAATCCATTGCTGAATTTCTCGCCAATCTTCACGGTCTCCCCGTCGATATTGTGCCCCTCTCGCACCTTTGCGTCCTGGGCTGATAGCCAAGAATGATTTTTGAATCCAACATGCCGGAAACTTTCTTCCCGGCTATCGCTGATAACTCCACCAAGTTCGGTGCGCGCTATCGTAGGCGCTCTTGATTTTGCTGCGTTATAAACAGCTCTTATTCTATCTGCCCGCTCTGATTCGGTTTCGCCTTTTTCAATCGATGTTTTCATCTCTTCTCTGATAGTGTCTTTTACAGTATCTGTCAGCTCCTGGAGCTTTCCTTTGTTGACCCTGTTTTTTAATAGCTGTGGAGCTCTCGTGTCATAGATGTTATATGATACATTTAAATTAAGGTCATCAAACAAAACTTTTAAATTATTACCGACTGCCTCCAGCATATTTGTAAACGACACATTCGATAAAGCTTTTAGCTTTTCAAGTTCGTCTGTCCAGAACGCCTCGCTAAACAAAACATCCTCTAACGCTTTCCCTTTACCGCCAAACAATTCAGTTAAAAACCTGGCACGCTGATCCTGGAACCATGCTTTTAGCTGTTTGGCGTAACTGGTTTCTATATTTTCCCATGCGTTTATCTGTCCCCACCAATGCTTATTGCGATAGATTGGGGTATAAAGAGTTTTTGTCCTGCTCGGCCTGGCTGCGGATTTCCCCATAAACTCGGCCAAGCTTTTCCCTTCGTCGGCAGAAGAGGGCTCCTCTTCCTGTGCGCCTTCGTCTGTTCCTGCCTCTGTTGCCGGTTCGGGGGCAGGCTGCTCTGCGTCCACGGGCTGCAAAGAGAACGGCTTCCACCATGTGTCACCCCACGGTACGGGCTGCTGGCCTGACTCTTCGAGCACTCTGTTTATTGTAGTCAGGCCATTGCTGACAAGTTTAATATTCAAATCCGCTGCTGCGTTTTTATCTTCCTGGAGCTCGGGCAATTCTTTAGTGTCACCTGTTAGCTGATATCCGGCCAGCCCCAAACGGTCAAAAAAATCCACCTTGAATTTATTCTGGATTTTATTGAGAATCGGGAACAGTGTCAGGCTCCAAAACATTTTCATGGCCGCCGTGAACCGCTCACCTGATAACGGAGCGCCTTCGGTTCCTATCCCACACAGCTCCAAGGGGACGTTCAGTAATGCGAGGATTGTTTCCCGGTTCCAGGTTTTCATTTCCCCATAGTTCATATCTTTGGGGGTGACTGCAATTTGCTGATATTCCATCCCCTGCCCCAATATGATTGGGTTATAATGATTTTTAAACCCCGGGTGTTCTCTTTTCCAGCGCTCCTTTATTTCTTTCGCCTGTTCATCTGTTAGGCGTATGTCGCTTTTTAATACTCCTGGAATGATCGCGTTGTTGTCAAGCAGATTTGAATTGCTGCGGTTTCCTTTATAGTCCTGGTTCATTTCTTCTTTGACTGGGATCTCTATTGCCGCGCCTCTCCAATAGTTCCATTTGTTCCAGGGTTTAATATGTATTACCTCGCTCGGCAAAAAAACAATCTCTTTTTCTTTTTCCCGGTACCGCCATAATACTATTGCATCTTCATTCTTCGACAACACTGCCTCGAATGTGTGTGGATTCCAAACCCACAGCGTTTCCGGGATTCCGCTGGTATAGTCTCCCCGTCCGAACGTAATAACCACTTCATTAAGCACATACCAGGAGCAAATGGATTCGATAAAATCCGTTATTGTCATAGTAGGGTTTGGCTGCCTGAACAGTTTAACTGCCATGCCTGCCCTGCCATCGGTATCCGGCACCTCCTCCCCATTATTCGTAACAACCCATCTTGCCCGTGCAATATTTTTTGCTATCTTTGACAGCCCGATATTGAACCAGGCGTGTTGTCGCATCGGATCTGTTATACTGTTCTTGTTTTCGCTTTCCAGCTCTTCAAGATGATTCGCATACCAGTTAATATCGAATCCGCCTTTTAGATTCATGTTGAAGAGGCTTTTAACGTTTGTCAGGAACAGCGACAACTTATTCAAAATATCTGGATACCCCCGTTATCAATATCCATTACCATATAACGCAGCGCGTCACAGGTATGGTCGTTAATTTTATTCGGCTGCTCTTTGGTTTCCTTGTCTGGTTTGGTTTTGCTCCAGCAGTATGCGAATAACTCGCGGATAGTGTTTGTGCAGTTTTTAAATATAATTAGCCGTGGTTTACCCTTATCGTTTTTGGCTATTCGTTTAGCTACCGCCTGGATTCCTGCCTCCACGTCCTTTCTGGCCGGCGTGGTATAGATCCCTAAGTCTTCCAGCTCTGCCCCCTCCTGCGCATCGTGGTCGCGGGCTGTGGATACGAACCGCCCTTTCCGTTCTCTGATTTTTTCAGCATGATATTTAATCAGCTGCTTTGCCTCATAATGTTCATCATAAATATATAACGTGTCATCATGATCCACCGCCCCCCACAAACAGACGAATGGATTGTTGTATCCGAGATCAATTCCCCGGTATCGCTGCCAATCGCTGGGAATATCGAACGGTTCACATGTGTTGGCTTCCAGCGATAATTCTGGATAAATAGCGCCCTCGGCAGATACCCACAGCCCTAATATTTTCCGGTCATAAAAGACACCCTTCCCGGATGCACGTTTAAGGCTCTCTATGTAGTCCTGTGTTAATGTGTGGTTATCCTCAATTTTAAAACCGAATGACCGTACCCAGGGTTTGCCGGATATCAATAGTTCTCCGTCTTTGTCTATGTAATCGGTTTTGATGTAATGGAGTGGGTGATCCGGGTTCGTATCCATAAAAATCCTGGAGCCTATGCCAGAACAGCGTGCGAAACATTCCCGGACAGAACTCGGATGCAGCAATACCGCCTCATTTATCAATGCTCCGAATGCGGTGAATCCCTGCATGGATTTATATGCTTCAGCATCGTCACATCCGAAACAAACTACCCGATTCCCACAAAATTCAAAAGCATTATTTTTATCCTGTTTGGTGTCAACTGCAAATAATTCCGCAATCGGTTTTAAAACATTGCGCTCGATACTCCCCTGGCTATAGCCAAGGATCATGTAGTCATGCCCGGCACCCGTGGATTGCATAATAAATCTGATAAATAGCCATAATAGCAGATAAGTTTTTCCAGAACGAACGGGACCGTGAAGAATCGATATGTAGGGCTGTTCTCTCATTATGATCCTGGCTACATCACGCTGCCGGGGCGAAAATGGGGCACTCATTCCTGATTGCCCCCTATAGTTTCGCCCATGTATTCATCAAATTTTTTCATAAGATTTTCCAGCTGTGTGTTTTCGATCTTAATTTTTTTTGTCTTCAGCCCCTGGATGTCTACCAGGAGACTGAGCGCCTTTATCCGGATATTGTGATTAGGAACGCATTTTAAATCGCCGCTGCTCGGCTCAATCATTTGGTCAGTGGCATTTAGTCCGTTTTCTATTTCCCGGGCTATCCGGTCTATCCCTAATCCCACAGACTCCAGGTATTGGTTATACTTCCCGCCTATTTTTTTCCTGATATTCGCATGTGTTCTGGCTCCGATGTTATTCAGCCATTTATCATCATGCGCGTTATCGGTAATGGGGTTAAATGCCAGGTACGCCTCGGCAAAAGAAAATGTTTCAGCGTATGTTGCCAAAAATGAGGCTTCGGGAAGAGTCAGCCCAAGGTCTTGCATTAAATAAAGATTCACGCCTTTCATATCACCCCTAAATAAAAAAGCCGGGGCAGCTATTGCTACCTCCGGCTTCTCGTTATCGAGTCAGTCAGTCAGGATATACCACAATCAGATTATCGGATTTTTTTTATTTTGTCAATCTTTTTTTTTCGGAGATAGAACAGGTAACATCTGTTATCTCGCTATTATGTATCTGGATTTTAAAATCAACAGCTCCGTATTTAATCCCGTTTATTTTATCAGTATTTGATTTTATGCTATCCAGGATTGCGTTTGTCATTGCCAGCGCTATCACTTTTTGAGCTCCTCGATAAACGGGCTTTTGCCTCTGCCATCCAGCCACAATAAATGCTCGGAATGTTTTTTGATATCGACACCAGCAGGATTGTTTTTGTATAGCCAGGCGATGGCACCTTCTGCCCCTCCCTGGATTTCCACAAACCTCTTGCCATAATGCCCCGGGCTTCCTGATCTAATCATGTATGTGTTATTTTTAGCCAGGTATGGCTCTATCCGTTCGATTAGTTCCCGCTCTGTAGGTATTGCTGCCGTGGGTTTTTTCTCATGTTGTTTGTGAGATATACGCTCCATTGACAGATAAGGGATCTCCGTAATGATTGACTTTTTGGAGCAGTTAATAACAGGGGCGTTGCTTGCTAATATCTGCATGAGTACCGACCGTTTATAAAATAGCTGGATGCGTTCGGTTTTCACCCCATTATCAGCCGTCACAATTTGCCGTTCGTCCGGTAATGGGTAATGCTTATCTACAAATTGCATTTTTTCTGCGGAAAACTCAATATCAGTAAACCTTTCGGCCGACAAATCGCAGCCAACGAGGTAAATCGGACTATAGCCCATGATCTGCGCAATCGCTATCTGTGCGGATATCGAGCATGAAAACATTGGGATTTCTGTTTTTATAAAATCATAAGCTGCATCGATAGGCGCGGTTAAAGCTTTGTTTGGAGTAGTGCAACGGAAAAAATATTTATCAACAGGGATTGTGAGTATTTCAGGTAATACTCCCGGGTGTGTTATGATTGAGTTTTTAAATAAATTGCTGGTTGCCCTATAATCGAACTGTGCTTTTTTTGTCCGTGCGTCTAACACAAGCGTATGTATTATTGCGCTATCTGTCGTATGATAATTTATAATATTAAAATGACTCGCTGTGCAGATAACCGGGCGTATCCAGCTGCCAAGATATGGGATAAAATCATTTAATGATGATCCAGACCCTATAACAACACAAGGGCAGTTTGCACTTCCTGGCTCTATATTGCCTTTCTTTTCAACAGCAAAATAATCAATTATTGTTTTATAATTTTTGTAACTATTCACCACCTCGCTCGATATGATAAAATCTTCGCTCGCCTTATTGTATCCTGCTGTTGATTCAAAGCTATTTCCTTCATTCGGTTTAATTTGCTCCTGCAATATTCCGGTCTCAAATGCCATGATGTATAGCTGATCATATGTCAAACCGTTTGTGAATTTGTTAGACGCTACAAAGCAATAGCTGCCTGATTTGTCTGGCACATAATGAGGTGTATATCCTATAGGATGATTCCTGTTTTGAGTGCTGATCTTATACGGGTCTTTTAAAACAAATGCAGGATAATTGGCGATAGGTGCTATCAATTTCTTAAACTCTCCAATAGGAATCCTGTTGTTTTCTATTGGCATTCCCTCAAAAAGCTTCAATTCTCCCTCTTCGATTTTTAAAAAGTTTTTTTCAAATTCCATTATTTACTCCTTGTTAGTTGCTCATTATAAAGCCTAACACATTGCGGTGAGGCGTATACATCTTTTGCTGATTGATATCCCTGAGGAGTACATACCCCAAACATAATATGGCCGCATTTGCTGCAATTGGGGATTTCATCGCGCGTCTTTTGTTCGGATGACAAATTGCTCTCCTGTTTATCATTTATGGCAACTCCTGCCAATTCGTCTAATAATGGGCAATCGCAATCTATTTTTGTCCTGGCCTCTTCTGATAATAATTTGAAGGTTGCTTTGCATGTGAGCACGATTGAAATATCTTTTGCAATTGTACTATCAATTAGGCTTATACGTGGTGCCCCTCCATCTTCTCTGCACATCGGGCAAGCTGCACATGCTTTAATTATTCTCCTAAAGTTATTGAAAATAATTTGTTTACTCATTATTTATTTACTCCTTTGTTAGTTGTTTGTTGTATAGCAACCAGCATTCCTTTGTGCCGTAGGCTAATTGTATAATTTTATTACCCTGTGGTTTACAAATTATATTTCCGTTTTCTTGTATTTGTGTATTTACACATTCGGTGCAATCTGGGACTTCCATCACTGGATATTGTGCGAGCGGCGGTAGCGAAGGCGCCTTGCCTTCGCAATTAAATTCTACATGCCCGGCAATTGGCGTGGCGTTTTCCCCCGTTTCCTCATAATCCAAAAGAATGCATTTTTTATATATTCCTGGTATAAGGCCATGTAACCAATCCCCTATTAAAGTGCAGTAATTTGCGTCACTCAAATAACACGGGCATTCGCGGCAGTCTTTTATTTCGGTTTTGCCGGATGCAGTGATAAATGCTTTACTAATAATCCACCTCCTCGATTAATACCCACCCATGTATCACATAACCGGCTACAAATGGAATCCCTGAAAATAAAAACATTAACCAGATCATGGCATCACGGTCAAAATATCTGACTGCTATTGGAACATGCTCAAGTTGGTTATAATTGTTAGGCTCTGCTTTTGAAAATAGAACGAAAACTATTAAACCCCAATTGATTACAAAGATTACCAGAAATAGAATTGCCGATGTAACCCAGTTTACCCAGTATGGTATTTTAATTCTTTTTTTCATAATTAATCTCCCCAGCCTATATTAACACAGTGCGGGAACAATATCAATAAAAAACAAAGGAATTTTTACTAAAAAAACTATCAAATTTGATACTTTACCCGAAGTCAATAGAGTCTATAAGCGCAATTAGTATAATGCTTTTCTATATTAATATATATATACTATATAAATATATATAATATAAAGAGATATATTATTACTCCTATTGATCTAATTGGCCAGGCGTAAAGTGATACGAATTTACCCTATTAGCATTACATTGGGAATATGTACCTCATGATTTTATTTATGGGTATTTTTTAGGACTATATATCTATATAGGCGCATCCGCAAATTTAACGTATGTCCAATAAGTACAATAGATTCAATAATCTAATTCTTTTTGCCATAAACAATTATTTTATCATGCGTCAAAGCATATTTTTTGACATTACCAATTGACATTAAATGCAAAACAAGATATTATGCCTCAGGAGTAAAAAATGGATGATTTAATCGTTAAAGTGACAAAACAAAAGGTTATGGACACGTACTATAACCACAATTTACGTGATACTGCCAGGCTACTGGGAATCACGGTCAGGGCGCTTTATGAGTTAATGGAGCGGTATGGTATCAGCAAAAAGGGGCGGGGGAAGCAATGGAAAAATAAACGCCGGGTGCAAATAGTTATGGAAGACCCGGAGAATTCCTTCATCCCGAAGGCGTATCTGAAGGACGGCCGGGTGATCCCATTAAAAAAAGAAAAAATGTACTGCTACATCAAAGATAAATAAAAAACCTCTTGACAGGATTTTGTTTTTATGTTATTTTGGTAAACGCAGCTGACAACTGCGGGTTTTTGACATAGCCGACACCAATAATAAAAAGGGTTTTACTATCCCTCGTTATTCTACGGGTGTCGGGAATAGCGGCCGGCGTCACCGGCAGGGGGATAGTAAAGCCCTTTGTTTTTTCGGTGGTGATTGTGAGTATGAGAAATATAGAATTATTGGATCTATCCATAGCGCATTATTCAAGGATGCGCGAATTTGTCTTAAGGCTTTCGGAAAATGAGATAAAAGAATTATATATTTATCCTGTAGAGTTTTTGTACAAGCTTTATAAAAAAATGTATTCTCAGATAGGGGAAGGTTGGCACGGGAAGGATTGCTCATTATGCAATAATTATTTTAAAGAAGTTCGGGAACAACATGAGGTAAAAATAAAATGCACTAAGTGCCCGCTTGACGAATTAGGTTACAATTGTAAGGAAAAAAATTCTGTTTGGAATAAACTGAACGAATCAAGAGATATAGACAAATGGCTTTCCAATGCGGAAAGGATGATAGAATTATTATGTTTTGCAAAAAAAGAATATGAAGAAAAAGCCAAACAAAAAGAAAAATATCTTTTGAAAAAAAATATTAAAAATATAAAAGCCGTCATAACAACCTTATCTGATACAAAAAAATCTATGAAATCGCTACTAAAATCCCTAAAGGAAAACCACAAATGCCAAGGAAAACCAATCAGCAACTAACATTACAAACACTGCCAACAGATGAAGATTTTGAGAAATTCAACAAGATGATCCGTTCGGAAAGTGCGGTCGAAAAGTTCGGATACGTCACTAAAATATGGGCTTTTAAAAACATCTTCAAATGTTGCGAATACGTTGAGACAGAATTTGAGCACCACGAAAAAGGTACACATAGAGTTCAGTGGTTTCTGTCTATGGAACAGGGGTGGCGCATGGGATACCCCCCGTTTGCTCCAAAAGATAAGCTCTGCCTTTATAACGAGGATATGCTATCCGATGAAATAGACAACATCCTGTTAGTCGAAGGATTGGATGGCCTGAACCCAACGCCTGAAAACATAGGTGATATATCCAGGCACTTTGTAACAAGCGCAGGTAATACATACCTGATAATGAGTTACGGAGAGCATAGCCAGGCAGACCGTAGACGCTGGATGTCTCTAACAGAAAGGAAAAGCACCAATATTGTTATATGGCCGAGGCTGTACCGGGATGTTAACCGTGACGGTAGCGAAAAGCAGAAAACTGCACAACCCGGATTTAAAACCGCGCTAGATATCAAAGAGAAAATACTGCCCTGGGCGAAGATCCTGGATGTATACGAATGGGATTCAAACAACGAGCTGCCGGAGGGGTTTGGGCTTGGCGCCTGCCTGGCAGACGGGTATAGTATCGAGAAGTTCCTTCAGGTATGTCCCTATTTCGATGCGAAAAAAGACAGAGAAAAACGGCTTGCGCATTCAATTGGATTCGCTCCATTCAAATTTTTAGGCTATGATCAAAAAAACTTTTATTTCCTAACAGGCCGGTCATCTTCGTTTTTTAACCTACCCCGGAAAGGAATTGCGAATACCGCATTATTTAACCTGGCACCGCTGGATTGGTGGATTGATCACTTCCCCGGGGGCAGGAGCGTAGACTGGAATTCTGCGATTGACTGGCTGATAAATGAAAGCATATCGCGCGGATATGTGGCAAATAACAAATTCAGGCGCGCCGGATTTTGGAAGGATGGCAGCAATTTTTATTGCAATAACGGCCGGGAAATAATAACCAACAAAGGCGAGAAGATCCCCTACTCGAAAATCGAATCCGAATATTGTTACATCCAGTCATCAATAACAATAGATAAAATAACAGGCGACCAGGCCACGGACAAACAGGGGGAAGACCTGGTCAGGCTATTCGAGGCGCAAAACTTTAAAACCAGGCTCCAGGCATGGGAGGCGTGTGGCTGGGCGATCATGGCTCCGTTTTACTCGATGCTGACCAGGAGGCCGCTTATGTGGATAAAAGGCGCGAGTATGTCCGGAAAATCCTGGTTAATTGAAAACGTAATGGCTCCATTAGCCTGTGAGCTGGCATTTTCCGGAACTCCCAAAACAACAGATTCCCAGTTTAAACATCAACTCGGCACTGACAACCGGGTTGCGTATTTTGACGAAATGGAAACCAGGTCGAAAAACAACAGGCAAAACATGGAGGCAATCGAAAGTAAAATCCAAATGGCGCGGGATAGCACATCAAACAGCTCAAATAAAATCAGCCACACCGGAAAGGACGGGGAGCCGGTCACATTTGAAATCAATTCCGGGATCTGCTTTTCTTCGGTCATTCCATACCTCGATAGTGCCCCCCTGGAAAGCCGCTTTATTTGCCCGGAATTGTCAGCGGTATTGGATGAAAAAACCAGGAAAGAAAAGCAATCTGGAGTATTTAAAATCCTGCAAACTGGGCTCATGGATGATCCTAAAATATTCATGCGCCGGTTATTTGCAAACATCGACCAGATAATCAAAAACATCGAATGGCTGAAAAAAGAAATTGCGTCAATCCTGGAAGACCAGCGAAAGGCGGATAATTACGCGCCAATATTCGCCGGGATTTTCGCACTGACTAATACCGGAGAAATCACCCCGGAGTTTTTTTCTTTGATTGGCGAAATGCTGGCAGATATAAAAGAGAGAACAATCGAAACGGATGAAGAGGCGCTTATCAACATTATCCTGGAATCCAATGTAGAGGCGGACGGGGGAAAAAGAAAATTGATCTCCGAATTAGTTCATGAAGTACTCAACAATGAGGATGCCTACGCCTCGAACATGGCATTAGGCAGGTGCGGGCTGACCTATGACCAGCAAACTGATAGCTTGGCAATTGCGACTAACAATGGATTCCTGCGTGGTATTTTTGCCGGGTCTCCGTATGGAGTTAAATATGGGGAGGTGCTTATCAGGCACCCGGGGGTAGACAGGAGGTCGGGGGTAACGCAAAATGTTTTCTTCGCCGGATCAAGGAAAAAATGTGTAGTATTCAGGCGGCAGATGTTTCTAAAAATATTAGACGGAGGGGGAGTATGAGCAATGTCTTATTAAATAAAAACCCAATCTATATAAAAGAAAAATGCAATATATGCAAAAGGGCTTATCCTGAAACAATTCTCAACATAGAGGCCGTAATTCATCACGGAGCAAAAAATTTTGAATGTCTAAATAGAAAAGAATGCAAAAAATATGCGAAAAAACGAGGCATAAGATGAACAAATCAAGATTACAGGTTCTTAATTTCAAAGTGTTTATTGTTATATGCTGCGTTTATCTGGCAACTATAATCAGCCAGGGGATTTTTAAATCTGATTTTAGCCCGGTATTTATTGCCTTCTGTACGGCGGTATCACCGGCGATTGTATCGTTAAATATCAGGTATGCGGCCAGGGAAACGGCTTTGAGCAAAAGCAGCCCGTCGGTGGTGGAAAAGATAATAACAAAGGGGAGATAAACATGAGTGAACAAATCATGGTAAATAAAGATAAGCTTATAAGGCTTATAGATGATAATGATGGTTGCGTACCATGCTGTAAAGAAAAATATGATAAAAATAATTGTCTGAATACAAATTGTAATGAATGTGTTATTGATTGGTTGCAAAAGGAATAAAGATGAGCGATTCTTATGATGATTTTGAAGAAATCTACGATGAAGACGAAGATTATACCTGTTGCGCTCTATGCGGTTGCATTATAGGCGATGAGGTTGGTTTTGGTGTAGAAATCGCACCGGGTGTAATCTGTTGTGATAATTGTATGGAGGAGTAAATAGTGATAGGAAAGGAACTAAAAGCGGAAAGAATTAAAAAAGAAATTACAATTTCCAGGCTGCATAAATTAACTGGAATAGGATTAATAGAATTATCCCAATATGATATTGAATTGAAGCCGCCAACAATTGAACATTTAAAGCTTATTTGTAATTATCTTAATCTTGACTATAAGCATTACCTGGAAATACTGAAAAACGAAGATGCTTCTGTTTATGCAAAAAATAAACAGGAATGGGAAGAATTTAATCTGATTTGCGATATAATCGGGAAATCAAAACCTGATATTAAACCAGATGAAACAATAAAAAAGACATGTATTTGCGGTGGTATACTATCAATAAAAAAATCAGCATATAACGGGCACGTCTGCGCAGCATGTAATAAGTGTGGATTTAAAATGATTGAGTAACAAAGGAGACCAAATGCCATTAAACATTGCTAAAGGAAATATGTATGGATTTATTACCCATACATGGAATTTTATTAAAGGAGTTTGCCCGCATAACTGTTCATATTGTTATATGCGGAAAAGGTGGCCGCGAATGAAGAAACCGCGCCTTGACGAAAAGGAATTTAAAATCCGCCCCGAGCCAGGCAGTAAAATATTTGTCGGCAGCAGCATAGATATGTTTGCGGATGCAATCCCTTCTGAATGGATAAATAGAATTTTGTGTTATATTGATGCAATGAAGGATTGTACTTTTTTATTGCAAACAAAAAATCCTAAAAGATTCAATCATAATCGTTATCCTGGGAATTGCATACTATGCACCACGATAGAAACAAACAGAAATTGCATAACCGGTAATGAGCCGAAAATAATTGACAGGATATATTATTTTACGCATGGGATGCCAGACAATAGGAGAATGTTGACAATTGAACCAATAATGGATTTTGATATTGAGGAAATGTTAAACTTAATTATTCAATCGCATCCATTTCAAATTAATATAGGCGCCGATAGCAGTAACAATCATTTGCCCGAACCGTCAAAAGAAAAGCTTGAGGCATTCATTAAATTATTAAAAGACAATAATTTTAATGTCTTTTTAAAACCTAATTTGAATAGGATTTTAAATGGATTTGACAGCTGATATCATTAAAAAAATATTATATTGGCGTTATAGATATAGACTTTGTTATTACTATTGTGCGGATGAAGTAAATTACAAAGATTTTATCTTTATTACCAACTATGGATATGTGGGTGAAATAGAAATAAAAACGTCATTAGCGGATTTGAGAGCAGATTTTAAAAAACAAAAACATAACAACATAAAAAATGATTATAAAATACACGTAAATTATTTTTATTTTGCAGTTCCAGATTATTTGCTTGAAAAAGCAACCCCGATAATCGAAGGCATGAATACAAAATATGGAATTATAAAAATATACAGCAACGCTCTTTATGATATAAAAACAATTAAAAAAGCAAAACTTTTGCAGCCATGTTTTAAGGATAGCAATCTTTTTAATAATATAAAGGAAAATATAATTGCGCGGTTAACGTCTAAAATAGCAACCGAATCACTAAATGACTTAAGGAAAGTATTTAAATGAACATAGCATACAACATTGACTGCATGGATTATATGAGGGAATTGCCAGATAAATATTTCGACCTGGCAATAGTAGATCCGCCGAATGGCAAAGGGAAAAATATTTGCTGTGGAGGAACCTGGTCGGCCAAATATAAAAAAACTGATATGACGTGGAATAATGAAATTCCAGGCAAAGAATATTTTGACGAACTAATGAGAGTCAGTAAAAACCAAATAATTTGGTGCGCGATTTATTATCAGGAATATCTTTACAGCAGCCGTGGCTGGATAGTCTGGAGAAAAAAAAATATATATGAAAATTTCTCTATGGCAATGGTCGAACTCGCCTGGTCGTCTTTTGACATAAACGCCAAATGCTATGAAAGCCAACCAGAAAGAGGCAACAGGTGGCATCCTGCGCAGAAGCCAGAAAAGCTTTATGGTTGGCTATTGGCTACTTATGCAAAGCCAGGCTGGAAAATACTTGATACCCATTTAGGTTCTGGCAGCATTAGAAGAGCTTGCGATAAAATGGGTTTTGAATTCGTAGGATGCGAAATAGATAAAACCATATTCGACAAACAAGAGCAGCGTTTCCAGGAATACATAAAACAACCTGAATTGTTCGATAAAGAAGAGTATGTAAATCAGGATTTGTATTCTTTTGAATCATGATATGCATTAATCATTATCTATTTTGCTTCTTCAATAATTCATTGTTTTCATGGATATTTCCGATGACTTCAATAACCAGCGCAGTATGTAGTAAAAAAGGTAATGTTGTTTTGGCACTCCAACAACAACTTAAATCATTCCAATAAACCAATCCTATTCCAGTCAATTTATTAATTATACAGTCAAATCTACAAATATCATTTTCATAAATATCTTTACCGTTTTTATCCTGTTTGCCGGTGAATTGCATAAATATAAACTCATTTATATCTCTCCAACGATAAGTTACGGCCTTTTTCCCTGGGATTATTGGAGCGCAAAGCGCTGTATTTTCTAACCAATTCACAGCCTTAACCTCACACATGAGATTAAAACATTTATCCCACGATCTAAATTTATTTTCCTGCATAATTACTCCTATTTTACCAAATACAACGCCCAGCCTATCACCGCAACCACCCAGCCACTAATTGCTATCCAGAGATTCCAGACCTGCGCTTTCTCTAATTCGATTAACCTCTTCTCTAATTGCTTGGTTAATCCCTGAGAATTTTCCAGTAATTTTTTGAGCGTTTGCAATTCCTGCCTGGATATTGTTATATTGCTGTTCAAGTCTTTTATAATTATCGTTAAACTGTTGTTTAATGTTTCTGATTGATTCAGTAATTCCTTGTAGTTGTCCAATTCCCTCCTGGATTGCATCGAATCTGTCTGTAAGTCGGCTAATGCTTCCTGCAGAAAGATAATTTGTGAATCTAATTGATTCGAGTAGGATAAAATCTGCCTGGTTGCCTGGTCTATTTGTTCCTGTGACGAAGTATCTGAATAACAGAATAATAATCGCAATAAAGCAAATAGATAAAATAACAAAATTAATCTGCCTATGTAATTTTTGTTTTGCTGCATTCATTTCCCACCTTCTGATATTTTTGTTTTTTTGTCCTCCTGATCTATGTCTATCAGCGCCAAATGTTTTACCAATAGGCAATTATCAGTATGTTTTCCGTCCCGATAGCATTTGCGGCTCATATGGTTATTGTCACAATTTTGGCAATCATGTTTTGGCCTAACATCATTTTCACAAAAAGGACAAATGCTTGCAATATTGTCTAAAATAGTTTTTAGCAATACATGCAGTTCTTTGTATAATTCATGGTCATCATATAACATTTGTTTCATTCCCCTGTTCCATTTCAATTAATCTTGCTTTTTCTTCACGAAACACAGCATGAGCATAAAACCCCGTTAATACATGAGTATTAGGGTCATATTCAATTTCTCCAACCGGCTCACCGTTAAACCGATTAGAATAAACAATTTTAACAGAAATCAAATTTAGTAAATTGTTTACCTTCGTTCTTTGCTGTTCGATTGCGTTTTGCGAATCGTCATTTGTCTTTTCCATGTTTTCCCCTTTATGTCTTTTTGAAAATTATTCGCTTTTATCAGTAATGTACTTATAAATAATCTCTGTGCATCTGTCTTTTGAATTATATTTTTCACAATAATTACTAATTTTACAATTTTCGCAACGTATTGATGTTGCAATACGGTTTAACCTTTCCATATTTATTACAACCGGCTTATTTTCTGGTTCGGGTTCAGACAACTCCAAAAATTCCTTTAATGTTAATTCTTTGAATTCGCTTTTTATAAAAGTGTCTGATGAATACCCAGCGGTTATAATTTTATAATCACAATCCAAATAATAATAACAATAATAATTTGAATCAGATATGCTTTTGCCGCCTTTCGTCAATTTCGCGTGTTTCTTCTCAATCAATTCCCGATCTTGCCCTGTGACTCTTAATTTATACATACATTCCCCCAATCTGTTTTATTCGTGATAAAAAAAACCAACATTCCCCTGGAATTTAGCAGCATTCCACCAATCGTCATCAATAAGTCTATAGTTATAATGCCCTGCCTGTGAAATATCAAACCCGCCTGGATTGATTGGCGATAGGTTGTAAAAATACAAACTAATGTGTCCTGATTTATTCCCTTTGAATCCAGGATATTTTTTTGTATCGCGGAATTTGTTTGCTGCTGAAATCACACATAACGCATGTTCTTTGGCTTTTGCTTTTAATTCATCCAGATTTTTAGCTTTCTTCCAGCCGAACAACGCAGAATACGGACTATTTAACCAATCATACAACCCATTAGCTGACACGTCACAAATAGTTTTTCCTGGAATAAAAAGCCATTCCTTCACATCGGTTTTTTCGTAGATTTCAATTGTTGCTTTTTCCCACCAAACTTTGGGCAGATAGATTTTAAACAATCCGCAAAAATCGGTTGCATACCCATTACAAAAGGTATTGTAGCTAATTTTTTTTTCAGCATTCGCATCATGCCGCTGGTACCGGGGGG